TTACCATCCCTGTCGTTTGGACATTCGGAATCGTTTTTCAATCTTTGCATCCACCATTGCCTCATTTTGTTTCTGATACTCTTTTAAGATAACTGTTAACTCCTTACCATCCCATTCAGAGGTAGCATCCACTTTTTCTGATGTTTTATTGATAATGGTAACAGTAGGTTGAGACTTCTCAGTTCTTCCAGAATTAATCGCATCAAATTGTCTATGCTCTCTAACTGTTGCAATTGCATCCGTTTGATTGTTTGATACATAGCCACCGTTAGCATAACCACTTGGTTTACTTTGACGCATGCTTTCAACAACGCTAACACCACCCCAGCGTTTGATATCTTCTTGCGACCAAACAACCTCACCTTTATGCACAATCCCTGCTGGAGTGTGTTTTAGGCCGTTACCTGTATAACCACCGTCCGCAAAACCTTGATCTTTAATTGCCCGGATGTTTGCAATGATGCTTGCACCTTGAGCAATAGCACTAGCAATCAAAGGAATGTTTGTTGGAAAACCTACCTTTGCTGCCTGAGCAATGCTTTGCTGAATCGCAATACCAGCAGCTGCAATCGCATAAGCTTTATCAGCGGCGAACATGATCTTATATGCTTTAGATTGCTCTCCAAACATTGAACCAAACATTGATGTAAGTGAACCCATCATTTGGCCACCAAATGCAATTTGAGTGTTCAAGCGGTCTTGCTGGTACTTATCTTCAATATCCTGAGCATTCTTTGCATATTCAGCAGCAATCTGATTACGTTGATCTTGAGCAGCTTGAATGATAGCTGTTTTCCGGTTTTCGTAATCCTGCTGACTTATAAGCTGTTGCTCAAATTGTGCGTTTAAAGCCTCAATAGAATTTTGTTTATTTAAATTAACCACACCTTGCTGACTATCAAGTAGATTTGTCGCGGCACTTAGGCGGCTAGATCGTTCTTGATCCTGTCTGAAGAACTCGCTGGTACCATTCATATCAGCCTGAATACCACCCCAGTTTTGAGCAGCTTTTGCTGCACGATCAAGTGCTTCTAATCGTTCTTGATCACGTGATAATGCCAGTCGCTTACGTTTTTCCTCCTCATCTTTTGCTGTTTTAGCAATTTCTTCTCGCTCCAATCGGTAGCGTTCTTGCATTGCCTCAGTTTCTGAAAGCAAGAATAATTTAGCTTGAAACAAACGTTGCTCTTGAGCAAGTTTTAGCAAACCTAATTCTTGTTGCTGCTGTAACTTAAACGAATCAATCGCAATTTTGCGCTGTTCTTCTGTTAATTTCCCCTCAGCAACCAGACGTAATGAATTGGTTTCATATGTGTAATCAAGCTTTTGTTCTTCAGTCCACTTATAACCATTTACTTCAAAATCAAATTGCTTCTGAGCTAACTTTTCTTCAGCATCAAAACGCTCTTTAATTTTAGGGATTAAATCAGTCTGCCCTAAAATTGTAGCCTTATTGATTTCTTCCTCTACTTTTTTACTTCGTGCAACTGAATCCGAGTCATAGCTTGCCTGTAGCTGCTTTATTTCCTCTAGAGTTTTAGCACGCGCCTTGTAGGCTTCATCTTCAAATTTAGAAAGATCACCAATCACTTTTGATGCTGCATCAGGGCTAGCTCCTAAAATCTTATTGAGCTGATTATAGTAAGAGTCTTGTTTGGCTAAATGCTGTGAAGCTTTATCTTTGCCAAGCTTTTTCCCTTCATAATCCCACCCGATAAAATTTTTCCCCACGATTTTTTCTAAACTTCGATAGTCTAAATCATCATTAAGAAGAGCGGCTTTAGATTTGCTATAACTTTTATTAGTCATAACCTCTTGCAATAAAAACTTAGCTTGCGCATCTAAAGCATCTTGGGTTTGCTGGATTTTTCCATTTTTATCTAAAACACCTTGTCCCTGTAAGGACTGCATGAGTTTAGTTGAGCGAGTCTTTTGCCAAGAAATAAATCCAGTATTTGTATAACCATTATTTTCATCCTTATGGCTACCAAACATTGCCTCATTTCTAAAATCATTCTCGCGCCCAACTTGAGCTGTCATTACTCGTGCTTGCTTATCTCCCAATCCAGCATTACGGAAAGCCTGATATACACGAAGCATATTTCTCACTCGCTCATTATTCCCTGCAAGTAGAACAGCTTGTTTGGCAGCCTCTTTGGTTTGCTTTCTTTTAGCTTCAGTTAATTTATCTTCTCGCTCCTGTTGTTCTTCAATGATCTTGAGATTTCTAAGTGCGCTATCAATTTCATCTTTAGACAAAATTGCGCTCATTCCTTTTGCTTTTTGCAATTCTAAAATGGCATTAGCTTGAGCAACGGTGTAACCTTTATCAAGCCATCCTGATTTATAGATTGAATCAATAACACTATCTTTTTGCTTCGCTTGATAATCTTGTAAAGCCTTTGTTGCCTTTTCAGCCTCACTAGCAGTATTCCCCAAAGCATCCGCTTGCTGTTGATGCTGAGCTGCTGCATTCTGAGCTTTATTACCGGTTAAAGTTACTTCAACACCGAAGATTTTTAACTTGTCAGCAGATTGAGCTGCTTTAACTGAATTTTGATCATATTGGGCAGCTTGCTTTTTAAGATTTTCATATAGTTCTGTAGGCAACTTAATTTTATTTAAACGCTCGATAGCTTCTGCATAACTAATAGTTCCTTTGCGTGCTTCTTGGGAAATATTTTCTACTTCCCTGTTGCCACGAGCATAGTTTTCTATATCAATTAATGCAGCTCCTACAGCAAGAGATGACTTACTCAAAGCTTCATTTTGGGCATTGAATGCTGCCGTTAAATCATCAACTGCCTTTGTTTTATCATTGCCAGCTAATTTCTTTAATGCTTCGTCTGTCTTTTCTGCAACTCGAGCCTGTTCTTCAAGCTTTTTATTAGCTTCAGCTGTGTTGTCTCGCATTAACAAATAGCCAGCGGCTAAGCTAGCTACAGTAATACCAATGCCTACAGGTCCACCAAGAACTCCGAGTAGTCGTGCACCAATTCCAACACTTGCAGCCCCGGCTGCGGCTGATCTTGATTGGGCTACTGCTAGGGCTTCTTCTGCTAATGCCAATTCACGCGTAACTTGAGCCTCAATCTTTTTGAGTTCAGCCATTCGAGTAATTGTAGCTGTTCTGCCTTGCTCGGAAATCTGAGATTTAAGGCGTTGAACCTCTAATGCTTTCTCAGCAGCTATTGCTGCCAAAGTTACTTGTGTATTAGCTACTAGAGTTTGTGTACTAATTAATTGTTGGGCTGCTGCTGTTCTTTCAGCTTGAATTGCAGTGTATTGAGCAACTGTTTGTGCAGCTAATTCTTTAGTTTTTGCTGCGACTGCAACACCAGATGCATAAATTGCTGGGATATAAGTCCCCAGCCAATAAGCGCCACCAAGCATCATTGCTGTTGTTAATGTATCTAGGTTCCCTGCAAGTGTCTGGATAGAACCTGATAATGCCTGTGCAGCACCAGACCCTTTGCCTGACTCGCCAACAAACTTTGTAATTTCGTTATTTAGAAGGGTTAGAGATTGCCCAATAGTAATATCTGTCTTAGCAAAAAGTGCATCAACATCTTTTTCAACATTTCGGAGAGCTTTCACAATTTCCTGTGATGTGATTTTTCCTTCCGCTGCTACTGAACGCAACTCACCTACGGTAATCCCCATACCCTGAGCAATTGCTTTTGCTAATGCTGGGGTTTGTTCCATAACTGAGTTGAGTTCTTCACCACGTAATGTACCGCTCGCCAGTGCCTGTCCAAACTGTACCAATGCTGCATCCGCAGCTTGTGCACTTGCGCCACTAATTGCCACCGCTTTCGATACAGTTTCAGTTAAGCGGGCCGTATCATCCATAGTAAGGTTTAAAGTCTTAGCATTATCGCTAAAGCGTTGGTAAACCTGTAACACCGAATCCCAAGCTGAGTATGTTTTTTGAGCAATTCGGAAAGTATCTTCAGTTGCTTTATTCAATTCAGCTTGATTGTTGGTAACCAACTTTAATCTATTCTGTAAACCAGTATAAGCATCCATTTTAGAGATGGCTGCACCCACAGTAACTAATCCAGCCATGTACCCTGCTAGCTGCCGAGTAGCTACTGATAACCCATCCATTGATTTGGTGGCAAAGTCACCTTTACGCTCAATGCTATCCAATTCATTGCCTAGATTCCGCGCATTACGCTCTGCATTTTTAGCATCAATTACAATGACGAGACGTGATTCTTGTGCCATTTTTACTTTCCTCTAGGCAATAAAAAACCCACTCAATGAGTGGGCTGGTAAGGTTAATTAGGTCAGTTAATTCATTAAATCCAAATATGGAATTTTGGGATTATTGAAAACTTATCTATCTGAATAGAACAAATACTAAAAACATTAAACAGCAAAATACAATTATTCCCGAAATTGTATGGGTAAGATTGATATTAGAAACTTCTTTCTCTAGCACCTGCTGGTTGATTTTTGCCGTTTCGTCATTTAACGCATTAGTATGTGCGATCATCTCATCAGTCATAAGATTTAGAAATTTCTCTTGATCTTCATAACTGAATTTTTCAATAAAATGATTCTGCATATCACTTAAATCATTGGATGCTTGGTAAAGGCTTATGCCTTGTGAGTCAGCAAGAGACTTCATTACCTCGCTTCTTCGGTATACCAATTTCCGTATATTTTCTCTAGTAAAAGGATAATTGACTTGCATTCCATACAATTCACCAGCAATACCTGTTTCTAAAAATACTGCACTATTGCTAGGAATATTGCTCTCCAAACAGAACCATTCACTTGGTGCTGCATTAATTTCTTCTGAATGGATTTTTTCGAAATTATCTTTATCCTCTTTTGATATATCTTTAAAAAAGTTTTCAAAGATATCTGCAACCTCTAGGAGTGCTTGATCTTCCGTTAAACTTTTTTCAGCCTGTAAAGCTTTTTTAAATTCTAATTGTTTTCTCAGGACATCTCTTATTTCACCTCGACTAATTGGTGAATGCACTTTAATCCCAAAAATCTCACCTAAAACCGTCTTTTGCATAATCTTCTCTTTTAATTCCCTTATATCACGAAAACTCATCCAATTTCATTAAATTATCAGCATTGAAATTCGGGCAAATATCACAGTTAAACTTAACAGCCTGTGCTTGAAGTTGGGATTGAAGTGAGGCTGGGTGATCCTTGCTTAAGTATCTATGAGAATTGGCAAGAAGTTTACAAGGGTGTATCCACTTTGTTGCCTCTTTTTTCTCAGCTCTTGGTATAAATTCATCTTCTCTTTTGACAAGGTTGAGTTCAAATACTAAAGGGCCTGTATTTTGTGGTTCACCAACATCCTCTACAACTTGAAAACAATAAGCTTTCTTGTCTGTAGCCCGAAATGAATCCCTAAAACAACCAAGCATTTCTGAAAGTAGTCTTGTTCTATTAACTGGCTGCCCATTAAGAAAAATATGAACACCTTTCCAGAATAGAGCTAAATCCATAATTGCTTTTATTAAGCTAACATTCTTTAGGTTTATCTCAAATGAAGAAAGGTAATATATTGATTTACCATCTTTGATTTCTTCAAATGTGTCTGCAAGTTTTGCCAAACTTAATGCTGCCTGAAAGTTCTGTGACTTTGATTTCGGGAAAGCAATAACAAAATGCGCATCAACTGATTTAACAATTAACTGTGCTTGCACTTCGGGGTGAAGTTCATACACGCAATATCCCCTTTACCTACTTCTCAATAGTAATCTTAAATTTTTCCAACCTGCTTGAAAGCTCTTCCATAAGTTCCTCAGTAGTGAGTTCAGATTTATTAACCCTTCCGCTACTTAAACTTTGTTGCAGCCTGTGAACAACCTCCGCGTTAAGCGACCTACTATTTTCAATTGCTGCATGCTCTATTTCTTTCTTTAGCTCTGTAGGCACTCGAATATTGATTTGCGGGTCAGCTCTAGACATCACTTTGAAGCTCAAAAAACTTTTTATAAGAATAATAGTATTACGGTGCTTGACACAATAGCATCACCGTTATATAAATATATCACCGTTATACATTGGAGTTCCAAATGGCTAGAAAAGACCCCCAGATTAATATTCGAGTTCCAGAAGAAACTCTTGATAAATTAAAAATTGAAACTGAAAAAGAGCATCGAAGCTTAACAGCGCAAGTAAACCTTCTTATTGAAGACTGGTTGCTTAAGCGTTCAAATCAACAAGCATAAATACAAAGAAACCCCTTGCCGACTCTCACATCAAACAAGGGGTTATGTATCATTCCAAGCAAAGGAAAATCAACATGACAAGTTTAGCATTAACTTTTAACGAAGTGAACTTTTCTCCTGTACAACACAACAACCAAATTTGGTTAACAGCAAGTGAGCTTGCAAAAGCTCTAGGTTATGCAAAATCTGATGCAGTTACTCAAATCTACGAGCGAAACAAACATGAGTTTACACCTGAAATGACAACGACCCTCAAAATGAGTGTCGTTAGAAAAACTGGCTCTGTAGTAATGGAGAACCGTGTCTTTAACTCTAGAGGATGTCACTTAATCACCTTCTTTGCTCGCACATCAGTTGCAGCGCAATTCCGCAAATGGGTACTTGATGTTCTTGATAAGGAAATTGGTGCACCAGTTGCCAAAACCCACAAATCAGAACGTGAACCCCTAACCAATGCTGTAAATCTTCTTGTAGCTAAAACTAAGCATTTGAATTACAGCGATGCTTATAAATTAGTTCATCAGCGTTTCAATGTTCAGCATATTGATGAAATCCCACATGATGTAATTCCTGTGGCAGTTGAATATGTTCATCACTTGATCGCTATGTACAGCAGAGCTGAGAAGTACAAAGATACTGAACCACACATTCATACTGTATTGCGAGATAAGGATGTTCAATTCTTAATGTGGTACGTGCCAATTCTTGCAAAGTTCATTAAGAATGAAATCTATCCAGCTTTAACCGCCATTCAAAGTAATTATGCGGGCCGTTTAAGCGGGTTAGCATCTGAAACAGTTTGTCATGCCAATGCTTTAAATCGTAAAGCGATTGGATATGGCCTTACTTTAGAGCATGTTGGGAATAAATCACCGCATGACATTGAATGGTATTTAGCTCATTAATTCATTATCGGGTATTGTTGTAATAACAATACCCCTATGTTTAGAGGTAATTTAACAAACTGCTCATTAAATGTCACATATAGAAAAACCCGCTGAGTGCGGGCTTCTTTTTAATTCTATTTAATCGAAGTCAAACAACCCAAGATTTAACTTAATCTCATGCAATTTACACACCTTTAGTTCCTCTTCTCCAAGATCTAAGAGGTAATCATGGATATGTTTATCATTTGATATTAATAAATTAGCCTTCTTAGCTAAAGCTATTGCTATGATTTGTAAATCAATTTTTGTTCTTTGTCGATTATCTTCAAAATGAACCTTACTTAATTTGCTTGTTATTTCACCACAAACAAAAGCAGAAAGTTGATCAAATTCAGAGATAATTACATTTTTATGCTGAAAGGACATAAATTGATTTCGGCGTTTACTGAAATCAATAGCGGTAAATTCCGCAACAACAGGAGTCGGAATTAGTAATGTTGCATTATTTTGATGTAAAAATGTCTCCAGATTAATATAGGTTGCCCTTTCATTAACTAGTGAAACTAATACATTTGTATCAATGGCAACAATCACTCATGACGCTCCTTTAGCCAAGCTTCTATAGGGTCGTCAAAATCATTCCAACCACTATCCCCTGCTTTTTTGAAGTTATCTATCCAATCTAATATATTTCCTTCTTGGATTTCATTAATACTTTCTGCAATAAATTGAACTAATTCAACATCTTTATAATTTCTATATTTATATTTTGCTTTACCAGATATTTCAAGCTGATGTTCTGTTCTCCACTTAACACCCAAGTTTGCTGACAGCTCTGGTGAAATGGTTACTTTTACATTTTTCCCTGAAATAGTATTAACAGATATATGATCAGTTTTATCTCTACCTTCAAGCAATCCAACTATTCTTCCTCGAATAGATTCTTGTTGAACAAACTCAAAACTTTCTTCTTTTCTTTGGAACTTATGTAATTCCATGTATTCATCATTTGCTGAGTTTTTATATCTCAGCAATGTACTAGCTTTAGGGTGTTTATTTAAGAACTCGGTAATAATACCGATAGCTCTTGTATCTTGAGAAATAGATTTGCTTACGGACTCTAATTTTTCTTCGATATATTCTGCTTTACACTTAACAGCATAATCAGCAGAACCTTCCTTAATTTCACCCCATTCAAGATGTTTTGCACCAAGAATCTTACATAAAGCCTCTAAAAGCTTTGCAGATTCTAAGGGATTGATTTCAGAAAGTTTGAGTCCAGATACATATAGGGAGAACGTGTATTCAGAATCATTAATCATAATACAAACCTCCCTATATCTTTGATCTAATGGAATTCATTTGATACGCATTAATATATTAACATTAATTAATTTTCAATCATTTTTTTTGATTATGAAATATTAATTCTTTTGTAAGCGTCATAAGTAGACGCCCACTAAAAGACAATACTTAACATTTTTCACTTCTTACTAGCTTTCTTATGCGCCTCATCCAAGAACATATCATCTAGAGTAAAGATGCAGTCATTAAAGATGTATCGTTCAACTGGCAGATCATATTGCTCCACATAAGCATTAATTGCTGCAATATCTAACGCCAGAGGAACACTTTGTTCATAGCGTCTAGATCGTGCAATCGTGTTATATGCAGACAGAATTGCATTAGCTACATAAGAATAGTCAGGCTTAGTTAGAACCTTCGTATTCTTAAGGTTTAGAGCTTTTGCGACTGCGCCTTGCTTTTTGCTGTAGTCGCTCGCTTCTTCTTCTGAGCCGAACTTTGCCCACTCGTAGAGGCTGACGACTTTCCCACAACATCATCTCGATATTGATTTGCTTCAGCTTGGATCTTTTCAGATTCAGTGCGGATAAAAGACCAAATAGAAACACCTAAATCGCCCATATTGAGCAACTTAAATGCATTTTCGCCATTGAAAGTAGGCTCTGTTTTTACCAGCTCACCTTCAGGACCTTCTTCAACAAAAACCACGCCTTTCCAGTCTTCAATTAAATGCGAAGCCACTGCTTCTAAAACTAATTCATGAAAGAGTTTATCTTCTGTTGTTGCCTTTGCTACGTCAAAGCCTTTTGATGAGATCTGATTATTTGCTCGTTCAAGTGCCACCTGATAAGGCTTATATCCAATACCACGGATCTTAAACTCAGCAAGTACATTGCCTTCAGTATCTTTGTATTCGCGCCACAAACTGACGTCTTTATTTCTTTGAATATTGACTTCAAGAGCCATGTTATTTCTCCAAAAAAGAAGGCAGCAATTAAGCTGCCAAATCAGTATTAAGGCGTTGCTGGTGTACGGGTAATTGTTGGTGCTTCATCAACTACAGTGTAGTCAAAAGAAGTATTTAAGATGTCGCTTGTACCACCTGTAGGTAATCCTGCCGTAATTTCAACTTTAGGAATGAATAGCTCATATTCATTACCTTCACTGTCTGTAATTGGCACACGAAGAGAGATATTGGCATTCGTGAATTGTTTAGCGTACATCTCAGAGGTGTTTTGAGACCAAGCTGCTGTAAATGATCCTGTCCCTGCTGCAATCATTTCAAGAATCTTTTTAGGATCAATGCCGCTACCTAAACAGCGTTGAACCTGCATTGAGTTATCCCAATTGAATGTAAAAGCTGTAATACATGAGATACCAGCTTGCGAAACACCATCAATCAAAATATCTCCAACTGAAATGTTAGACATTTTAGGATTGTCATCGGCTGGCGTTGCTGTACCCAATGGAGGAGTAGTTGCACCCAAACGACCTAGAGCCATTAACCCGAAAGTCATGGTGATTAAGCCTTGCTCTGGAATATCAATTCCAAAGGTGTTTACATGAGCGCCTTTAAAAATATGGTAGTCATTTACATCAGTGAAACCGCGAAGCACACTAAATGTTTGACGTACGTTTCCACCAAATGTCAGTACATTGTTATCCCAGTTGTTGAAAGCAGCTGCGGCCATTAAGTCTTGAATCAATGGACTGTACTTCGCTTCACATTTTAATTCCCCGGCATACTCTGCACCGGTAATCATTGATGATCGAGCAAGACGACCACTGGTAATAGAGTTTGAATTCTCTTTACTTACAGTTGCATCCAATCCGTTTTCGGTGAATTCAAATGTTTGACGGTCAAATGGGCTTGGCGTAACACCAATTGTTGTTTCTTTAGCTATTTGTGTTAGCTGACGTGCACCAGAACTCATCTAAGTTCTCCTTAATTTTCGGGCATTAAAAAGCCCTCGAATTGAGGGCGTTGGATTTGGGGAAGATTTATTCATTTAACTCTTGACCATGAATGCCATTTAGCAACTTTTGCAGACTTTCATGATGAAGAACAATATGCTTGTGATCTGGGTTAATTCGGCTAATATCAATGGTTAGCAATATTGCCTCCTTGATACTTTCTACAGGCTCTATGCTAGTAAAAATATAAGTTTCATCATTAATAACTACATCTGCATAACCATCTTCATCTGTGCTTGGTCTGCACTCCACCACAATGTAAGCAGGAACATTATTTGTCATTATCTTTATCCTCATCAAAATCTAAGGATGGTTGCGCTTCCTTAATCAGCTTATCTAGTTCAGATTTTGGCAAAGAAAACCACTCACCCACTTCTCTAAATTCCGCGTATTTGATGTGCAGTTGCTTCTCAATATCTTCAGGGAAAGTTGCAATAATCTTTAAACTTCTTCCACTAATATTTGTGATTGCAGAAAGTCTGGCTTGGACATTTTTTGATTTTCCGATCTTCACAATTCCAGCATCCACATCTTGCATAACGTACGTATTCATCATGCAAGCATCCTGTTTCTTATCTTGCGCACTCAGTGACTTTAAGAAATTAAAGAAGAATTCCCCCTCGTGCTTTTCAATATCTCCAATCATTGATGTCATTTCAAGCAATGAGTCCTTCACATCTTTTAGTTGCTCTTTCACCTGCTCTATCACTTGATAAGCTTGCTCTGGTGTTTCAATTTTCACAATTGCATTCATATCGTTTACCTCGTTACCAAATAAAAAAGCCACACAGACATGCGGTAACGAGACATATCTGTATGGCAAAACGTTTAACCCAAGTTTGGATTTATCTTTAAAATTAGATATTTGAAGAAAATAAACTGGCAGGCACACTGAACATGAAAAGTGTGCTTTTCGGGGATCAACCTAGCCAGGGTTCGCCTGAATTTCAGGCAACAAAAAAGCCCTGCATTGCTGCAAGACTTATTCTTTCAGTTGAAAAAATGGGTTTTTGTCCATTTTTCCTAGTTTGAAAACAAGAAAACCTGCCACTAAGGACAGGTTCGTGTAAAAGTTAAATTCGTTAATTGACGCGATAATTTATTGAAATGTTGTACTGCAAAAAATCCCCATTACTGCCGAGATTCTGCACTTGACCTTGCAGTACTTCTAACTGACCGCTCTTAAAGTATTCAAAATGAGCCAACCAAGCATCAGCGAGCTTTGTTATATCAGCCTCATTAGTTTGAGGTCTTGCAAGGCAATTAATTGAAATAACCCCTGTTCTTCTGGTGCAAGGAGTATCACCTACACCAGCAATGATAGAACTGCCCCATAGAATATTTAAGTCACACCAAAGTCCATCTACAGGAATACTAATCAATGGGCCATTAGGGTATTGAATACGTTCTTGCTCAATTCCAGTAAAGGCCATTGCTCTAGTGATAATGGCTTGTCGTGCTTGATCTAAAGTCATTGCCATTTTAACCACCGTATTTTTGAGCAATATAGTTAAAGGTTAAGCCGTAGACACCTTGAGGCGCTTGTCTTGAGTAGCCGCCTGTTGTCTTTGGTGTTTCAGGCTTGTATGTAAAGTCGCCATACTCGATCTTAGTTGCATAAGGCGCATTTGTTTGGATATAGACAATACTGAAAGGAACTAACCGAGATAAAGCGCTTGTGCCTTTGCTAATGGTTGAGCCGCCACCTTTGTCTTTCTCAGCCTCATTAAATGATTGGTCGGTCTGGTTAATACTGACTCTGTGAGATGCTCTAAAAGCCCCTGTATCAACTGGGCTTTGAAGAACTACACCTTGCAATGCATCAATGACAATATCTTTCTGTTTTTTGGTAAGGTCGGCTTCAATTGTTTTAGTGAAGGCACTAGGTTTGCTGCTCCATCCCATTATCGACCTCACTTTCTTGGTACATAAAGAATAAATCTTGGGCAATACGTTGGATAGAATATGCTTCAAACTCCACGCTGGGTTCTCGTTCACCCATTAATTGTTTTGTACGCTGCCAGATATGCACAGCCTCATGTAATAACAACCCATAGACCACAATCAAATCTTTACCTTGTGTATCTCCAAGTTGAACAATGCACTGTCTTCCATTATCGTAGTAATCCACTTGAGCGGAGCAGTCTAGCGAGAGAAATTTATCTGTATCATTGATATTGTCATACATCAAATCAAACTGATCTTGAGTGCGAACCAATGTGTATTGAGAGTGCTCGAATGGTGTTGAATACCATTCAGGAACATAGTTGTCATTTATCATTAGCCTTCCCTTAATACAGTTTGATCATTGGCGCTTTAATTATTTCTTTTCTAATTCGCCAAATACCATCATCACCATACTGCCAAACACTTTCCCCACGAATAGCGTAGAAAATAAATTTATCGAAGTAGTGAAAATGAGTGGCACCATTAGGTTTGAGCTTACTTGCACGGGTTTTTAAGTTAACCATTACACTTTCCTCAATTGGGCAATCCATGTTGCGTCCGCTGGATCTTTTCCATAACTTACAACTCGATAATTACCGCCTTCAATCACCCAAATGTCATTAACATCTGGTTTAACTAAAGTTCCTGCTGCATCTTTCACTTCATTTTGCAGGAGCACGCCTTTGGAGTCTGTGGCGCGGTAATCTATCGGCTTGACCAAATCTTTTGCCCAACTCCCAAATAAGACACCACGACCGCTATATACATATTCTGTGTAAGTATCTTCACCTGTAGCGGGATTAGATCCAGTTAGCTTCTTTCGAGTACAACTGAATGTATCTGCGGCATCAGATAAATCAGAGTTTAATGCTTCAGCAATATCTGCCTGAAGTTCGTCACGTAAACCCATATCAATTTCTCACTAAAGGAATGGTGAAGAACTTATGCTTTGGCAAATTCTCAGCCCCAATAAGTGCTAAAGCAATCTGTTCAAAACTTGATAATGAAAAGCTTCCATCTTGATATTCTTTTTCAGACTCTACCGTGTCGGCTTTCACTTTTTTGCGTTTAAGCTCTTGTTCTTTTCCGCTGTAAATCTCGCCTGCCTGAACGCCTTTAATAATTTCACATGCAGCAAGCTTAAGATTTTCTGTGACTGGATCAGGTACAAACCCAATCTCATTTTTCATCCAAGTATTAGCCAATAAAACCAAACGAGCTTTATCACCATCCGGTGCAAAGTCAGCTCCTAAGATTGTTTCTGCATCTGCAATGGTGATAAAAGTCATGACTTATTCCTTTGGTTGAGCAGAAGATCGAGTATTGCGTTTTTCGGTTTGCTCTTCTTCAGGTTTAAATACCGCATCAATGATCTTATAACCCTGCCCTCGAAGCTCGGCTTTTCGCTCTGGACTAACTGGATGAGGCTCGTAAATTACTTTCTGTTCTTTTGACATTTTCAACTCCAAAAAATAAAGCAGCCCGAAGGCTGCCAATTAATTACTGCGCTGCATCTGCAATGGTGATCACACCAGCAGTATGTTTAATGCTAGTTGCTGACTTGTCCCAGTTTGTGCCAGTTGCTAATTCAGCATCACTTGGAGATTTACCACCATTGACTTCATCCCATGTGTAGCCTTTAAGACCAATACCGAATGAGTAATCAACCTGTAAAGTCGTTTCAATGCGATCTTTACCGTTGGTAGTTTCAATGTTTGATACAACATCACCACCATCTGACACGATAGCTGCTGCATCAGTCAAAGAAAGGACTTTGAGCTTGTTTGGCGTTCCTGCTGCATAAAGTGCTGGTGCATCAGTTACAACCACTAATTTCCCAAGAATATCGATAACACGGACGTTACCAGCTTGGAAAAGCTTGGCAGCATTATCCAAGTTCTTATCAACCAGCTTATGGTAAGCAGCACCATTCATAACATCAGTGATGATATTTCCTGAATGATCGCCAAACTTAGCATGTGCACCATTCATGGCGCTGTAAGTAAGACCACCAGTTGCAGATACGTCATTTGTTGCATCTGCTTGGTTTGAGATTGCCGCCACAAGAGCTGCAATTGCTGTGTTGAGCTGGTCTTTAAGCATTAAGCTTGCAAAAGTACGCGAAGCAACTTCAATACCTTGTGCAGTTGGGCGCTGTAACCACGTCATTTGTGAAGGTTCATAGCGCACTGGACCAATACCGCCAGCAACTTTTACGCTTGAGTGCTTAATTTCAGACAAATCTGTAATAGGCGCTGTGCCATTAGCAGCATATCGATCTACACGACGCTGAGCTCCATCAAGTGAAGCAAAGAATGACTCTTGTAGGAAATCACCTGTAAAACCGTCAGTGGTTAATCGGATTGCACCACCCGAAGCAGCGTTAAACTTTTGCACCATTTGAGCGAGAGTTTCAATTGTCGCAGGCATGATGTATTCATTGAAAACCTGCATTTGAGATAAAGACATAATTTCTCCAATTACTTATCTAAATTAAATTTGGCTGCAATAGCGGCTTGGCGTTCTTGGATTGATCCGCCCATATTGCCGACATTGTTGTTATTTCCCCCGCCACCTTGACCACCGTATCCACCACCAGTGCTTTGATTGCCTTTAAGGATTGAGTCTTTATGTTGGTATCCTCCAACTAGTGTTTCTAAAGCCTCATCAAAGTCGGCAACTTCACCATGCTTGGTTCGTGAATAGATCTTTTGGCCATCAATGCCATAAGCCACAACCTTTCCATCTTCAATTTTGAAGTTATTGCCAAAGGTTGCTTGAATCATGTCAGCAGGTACTGCAATTTTTTCTTGAATGAACTTCGAACGAGCAAAACCACCACCGATCAGCTCTTTATGTAGTTGAGCCTGAACTGAATCACGTTCTTGGGTAAGTTGCTGAATCTGTGGCTCATATGATTTTTTCAGTGCATCAGTAAGCTCTGCTTTAACCTTCTCGATATCACCTGCATCCACAAGCTTTTTAGCATCAAGATTAGCCATAGTTTCTAATGCGGTTTTTGCCTTCTCAGGATCTAGCCCTTCGAAAACTTTTAAGGATTTCTCGGCAGCCTCTTTTGCTTCACGATGTGTTTTAGCTTCCGCATTTAAAGAGCTAATTTTGCCAACTGCTTGAGCAGCATCAAAACCGACTTCTTTACCATCATCGTGTACATAGATTGGCAATCCGCCTGCATCTAGTTCCGCATATTTCTTACCGTTTACTTCTGTCGTTTTAAGTTTCATTGGTTATCCAACCTTTTCTAAATTAATGAGTTTCCACTCGTTCGCTGTAGGCATCCGCTTTCAGCAGACAATAAAAAAGCACCCGAAGGTGCTAAGGTTTGAATCAGTTATTTTCTTGGAATGGTCCAAGACCAGAGGATTAGGCCATTAATAAGTTACTGTTCGGATGAGATCATAGGAAGTAGGCTCCACATACAAATCCAATTGCGAATACTGCAACAACGATGATGGTTAGCCACAAGTAAACTGCGCCCATAATGTCTGGCATGCTGTTTCTCCTTACTTGGCTTTTTGAAGCAACTTGATTGCTTGCCAGATATCATCAGTCAGTTCGTCATAGGTGATGCTATATAGACTTGCTAGAGCTTCATCTACTTTCTGCTTGACGCTTCTGTCATCTGATACTTTCGTACTAATCACAACATTAATTTGTTTTGGAGTATTCATTTTTTCTAATTCCGAAGTTCGGTTAAAGCCTAAAGCTTTTGCTATTTCAGGTGTCATATTTGAATAAATACAATCACAACTATCCAGCCCCATAGTGATTGGGTAAGGAAGCTTCACATAACCACCTTCTAATCGTATTTTTCTCATGCATAACCTCGTGAAATAATAGACTTTGGCTTTTCGAAGCTATAACCAAAAATCGCCATGTATCTTGGTATCATCTTCTGCACGAATGGCAACAAAATAAGATTCGTACTGAGGATGTATTGAGCCTCACTCATGGTTATTTGCTTCATAATCCCAACCTCTTAAACATTTCTTCATCAAGCTTTTTGAGTTCAGCAAGTGTGAATGGCTGACCAGTTAAAGGGTCTACAAACTTATCCAGAGAATATTTACCCTCTTTGAATAGCTTGTATCGTGATGGACCAAGCCACTGTTGTTGAAAGGCTACAGATTGCCCTTCAAACCAATTTTTAAAAGATGTATTGGAATCAACAGTGTTAATTTCACCTGCATCTCCCACTTTAGAATTGAAGGGTCGTTTGCCTATGGTTGTACCTTCTTTATTCGTAACTGGAAGAATAATGCTTCTACAATTTGGATGAAGAGGTGGTGTTGGATGTGGTTCATCTGCTTTATAAACAGCACCATCTAAACTAGCACATTGCTTGCTTGTTCGACTATCCAGAGTAGCCACAAACTTTACATAAGAAACGTCCAATACCTTGTAAGTATCAAGCATTGCCTGATTAGAAACATGGCTTCTCGCAGTTCTAACCATAGTAGAGATACTAGATCTAGATTGCTCCAATATTCCGTCTTGATAATTGAGAGCCTTCTTGCCTTTAATTCGCTGAATGATTTGTTGGTTCGTTTGACTTTGAGAGAGCCCATCACGGATAACTTGCTCAACCCTTGTTTTGGCATCATCAGCAATCTTATTGAAGAGATAGTCTAGCAACACCCCGCCAGACATAGGCTGCTTTTTGATCTTGCTGTACAAGGTCTTAGCACTCGGTTCCTTGATTTTCTCCCCAAGAATTCGAGCTTGATACATTGCCTCATTCACAGCTAAAGCAGCCGCTGAAACTGTGAACGCCTCTGGAATTGAAGTAAGAAGTGAAGCCTGCCATGTTTGCATTGTCGCCCGGATATCTTTAAGAGCTGGCGTTGTGTATTGCCCTGCCATTAATGCTGACTTTTCAGCTTCTGACAATTCATCTAACAGATCTCTTAACTGGCTTGACATTTCATTTGATAAAGAATCAAACTGGTTTAAGAGCGCATTAATTTCGCTAGATGAAAGTCTGTAAAGATAGGCTTGATGCTGAACCAGATTATTAAACAGTTCCTGTTGGGTTATTTGATCCATTATTTACACCATTCATGTTGTAAGCTGGCATTGGGCTATTCATCTGCTCTTCTTCAAGCATTTCTTGAATCTCTTCATATGAATAATCAGGGAACTCTCCAGTTTGCTGATATTCATGCCAAACTTTAAATGGATACTTACCAGCAACACAAGCTTCATAGAGTTGCTTAGAACGCTCATTATCAAACTGTGGCTTGCTAAACTCTTTCGAGATTTCAAATACCAACTCTTCGGGCAATATTGAATCTACATTAGGCATAGCAAACTTTGCACACCAACGAAGTGCTTGAGTAATAGCTGCACTGATATTCACAGTACAAAGAGAAAGTACTGAATGCTGCACGGCATCGTCGTTGTTGGCCTCAGTAGCAGTTTTATTTGCCGACCCTGCTTGAACCAACCGGGCACCCAACTCTTTCATCTGCTCCCATTTCTTTTCCATTGCAGTTTGAGAGAGCGTGTTTGGGTTAGCTTGTGCAAACCCTAGTTTCACAGGGAATGCGTTCTTACAACCGATATACAAACCATCTTTTTTGATGATTTCATACATAGTTGTATCAACATTTTCCATAAAGAATTGAGGCTGCCCAACAAAATAAACCGACTCTTGAAAGTCAGCACTGTCAATATAATGAGCCAAATTCAAATCTGCCAACTCAAGCAGTGGTGCGCTTTCAATTGCGGGCGTATTATCAATAGCTCCAACAAAAGTGAATGGAATATAATCCCATTGCTTGCCGTTGTAATCCGTTGGAATAGTTTTTGGTTCTTCAGTTAGAGCTCCATCAGAGTTCTGCCTGTACACTTGGATAGTAAAGACAAATCGACCATCTATTTCCTCCAAGCGAAGCACTCGGAACTGATCTTTTTTCTCAAACTTAAAACCACCCTGTGCTCTACTTGAAACTTCCTCCACTCCGCAATCGAGAGACCAATATCTTCAACTTCGCGATGCTGCTTAAGTTTATTCAACTCAGCAACAAAATATTCCAGGTGGTGTACGCTACCAACCGCACTGTTAAGTTCAATTAAATACTCTTCTCCACCAATATCATTGAGAAGATTTCGCTCTTGTAGATGCTTGCAGACAAATACTGAGTCATATGGCTTATCAGCATTAGCAAGATCGACAATAGCCTTGTAGATAATCTTGTGACGACCAGCGTAAAAATGTTCTTCGGTAAGATCATTTGCGACAACCTCAAGGGAATGGCTCACTGTCATCAACGCGACTAGCACACTCTGCTCAATTGTCATATTTTGAATGTTTGTACTCATTACCAATCTCCGTATTGCAATTGGGCATTAGAGAAATCAGGAGCTACCACAGGGTTGTTGACTTGAAACCAATACTCGTTTTCCCATTGTTTTTGGTTTAACCAAGCGCTAGGTGATGGAATGAACTCACCATCCTGCTTTGTCCAAGAGACATCAGATTTTTGTTTTTCAAGAATTGAAAGAAGTGTTTCAATCGCAAAACTTCCTTCATGCTTTGTGAAAGTTTTATAAGTGCCAGACTTGTCTGATTTACGTTTACAAGTTGGATATGCAGACCAGAACTTCTCGAAATCATCGGAATACTCGTTTTTCGCTTTTGATTTTTCGGTTTTCTCTCTTGGTAGGTTCTTTGGTAGATTCATTGGGAGATTCTGTATCCCAAAATTGGGATGGGTAGAGGTCCCGTTTTTGGGATGGGTAGGTATCCCAATTTCGGTACCAGTACCAATTTTGGTACCTGTACCAATTTCGGTACTGGTTGGTTGGTTTTCACGGCAATCAACACCAACTAATTTTAGTACACGCACTCCGTTACCAATTTTCTTGCCAGTGTCCAAAACAAGACCCAATTCAATCAAATCTGAAATTACTTTCAGAATGGTTTTTCTGTTTAGCAAAGTGTCTCTATGAAGTCTTTCTGCGCTTGGATAGCAAGTAAAATCCTCACCTGCTCTATCAGCTAGAGACACAAGTACCAATCTTTGGGTGGCAGAGTTAACAGGGGCCTTCCAAGCCCATAGAGTTGCATCTAAGCTCATATTAGGCTCCTCTTAAACTCTTCATAAGCATCGTTGATTTCTTCAATGAAGAATTCATCACTTGAAGCATCGTAAAGCCTTTGAAGATCACCATACTGGCGTGCATATTTCGCACCTTCATAAACTCCATGCTCATACTCCCTTATGAACCGCAAAGCTGTAGGATTCATAGTAATGACGCTCCAAGTTACTTTTAGCCTCAGCTACAGCGACCGAGTTTTTTAAACTGCGTTCTGTTGCATAAGCCTCAACCGCTTTTTGAAACAAACTAATCTTCCGATTTAGTTCAATGTCTGCTAATATTTGATGGTTCATTTGGTCCTTCTCCGATTGAACATTGAGCCTGATCCACGAAATCAGGCTTTTTCTTTATATCCAAGCTCAAAACACATGCCGAAATCTTCAATGTCATCTTGAAAAAGATCGTCAATTGTTTGTTTGCTTTCCATCCACGCTTTTGACATCACAAAAAGCGCATTCAGCTTTTCTTCGCTAATCATTCGATATTTCTTGAGGACAGTCTTAAATCCAAGAATGTCCAATAGCACTAAACAGTTCTCAAGCTCAGTCAAGCCATTGGATTTTCTATCATTTTTCATCCGTGATAATGTGCTTGGATCAATCCCTAACTGTTCGGCAACCTGACTTTGATTGCTTGATGCAAGGGCTTGCAAAACTCTAGAAACTTCATTTCTAGCCCTTGCACTCAATTCGGTTGATACTTTGCTCATGGTTTAGTTCCTAAGCGGTTGCATTAGTTCGTTTAATTGGCTCTTTGCCACTTGCTAAGTCTCTGATTTGGTATTCGCGAGCTAAAGGGATTTTTTCATTAGGCCACTGATAAACAGCAGGTGGCTCAATTCCTAATAACTTTGCTAAGCCAACACCATTCACACCAAGCAACTTATAAGCTTCCTGTTTGGTCATTTGCTCAACCTCAAAAATAAGATTTCTTAGTATTAAAACAAAGATAACTTATTTTTGCAAGATGTAAGATAACTTATATGAAGAAACTAGAAACTATGGGTCAGCGTATTCGCGCCTTACGAAGAGAAAAGAAATTAACCCAAGGCGAGTTGGCAAAAATCGCTGGGGTTAGTGCGCCTAATGTTACTGGTTGGGAGAAAGATGCTTATGCTCCTAAAGCTGATCCTTTAAGTAAAATGGCCGCTTATTTTGGTGTGTCCACTTCGTATATAACAAATGGTGATGAAAGCGGCCCCCAATTGGACAACAATGCTGTTCAATTAAATGTTCTTGATATTGAAGCCTTTAAGCAGAAGTACAATATTCCAGATAGTGAAGAAGCTGTTAAATTTGTCCAAACACCAACTAAGCCATTCCCTATTCAAAAAAGATACGTTCCTGTTAAAGCCTATTCAAAGATGGGTATGGATGGGTATTTCACAGATATGGGTTACGAAGGTAACGGTGGTGATGGTTATGTTCCAACTCATACAGCGGGTCCAAGAGCCTATGGTATTAAAGGCACTGGCGACTCAATGTTTCCAGCAATTCGTAATGGCTGGTATGTAGTTTGCGATCCAGATGCTGAACCGGTTCCAACTGAATTTGTACAAGTGTGCTTAAAGGATGGACGCTGCACAATTAAGGAATTTGTTGGAATAAATGGTGGGGTTTTGAGTTTGTTGGCTGTTAATGGTGGCGAACGCCTATCTTTTGACATGGATGAAGTTGAAAGTATTACCGCTATTACAGATATCGTGCCGCCAAGTCAGCACAGACAAGAACATCCTTATTCGCATTAATCACAGGAAGACTTATGGACAATTCAAAACTACCAATCAATCAGATTATTGCTCGCATCAATGATGCTGCTAAACATGGTGAAGCTTTGGTGCTAACCGCTGAAGAAGTAAAGATTCTTTCTAAAGATATTGGCGACAAAGTCTTTATTCCTGTGCTTACTAATGAGCAGGTCGTGCAGTTGGTAAAAGAAGGAAAACTGGGGCAGAAAATTAATAACACCAAAGATTAATAAACTGTGAACCCGACACAGTACTTTATAACGGTTCGGGAGGGGTAACAATGAGCAAAACAATAGTTAAAGAAAAAACAGTTCACTATAAGAAAGTGGATTTTTTAAAAGGTGCCAATTTAGGTCACTTGCTAAAGACGCAGCTACTTGATAAAGATTCTTTTTATTATAAGGCTAGGAATCGGCAACAATATGTTTCTGCAACTAAAGATGATTTTATTTTAATAAATCACGCTAGTTCACACCAAAGTATGTTTTTCGGTGAGCTAATTATTGTTGAGTCTGGAAAAGCTCAGGCCGTATTGAAGATTGATAGTGATGAAGCCACAGAATTTCCAATTAAAACCTACTTAACTGAAGATCTGCCAGATGACGAGGAAGAGTCATCAGAGGTTGCTCGTAAAGAATTTATTGATAGCGTTTTATATTTTGGTGTCATTGATAATCATGTGGCTATAATTCAGTCTCGGTCATTAACTGCCAGAACACTAGAATCATATTTGGGTTGGCTTTTGGGAGAAGCAGCCAAAGCTCTCCCAGAGAACAGCGCCTTAATTTTAAAGGATGCTCCAAACCCAGCAATCAAACAAAAGCTTGAATCTACTCCAGCAAAAACAATCTCAATCTCATCTGGGATTGGTTCAACCGAACTTCAACCCATTCATTCAATTGAATCAAATATTCCAGCCAAAATTGACTACAAAATAGAAGATAATGTTGTAGATGTTTTGAAAACGGCGTTTGGTGTAAATTTAGAAGAATTAAAGCTTGAGGATGGGTTGGATGATGCTAATCTTAAGCTGAAATTAACTCTAACTTATAACCGACGCACATCAAAAAGCGGACAAAAAGTTATTGATACAGTAGCTTCATCTATGAGACATAATGATGACTATGTTATTACTCTAGAAGATGGAACAAAGGTTACTGCTGATAATTTAAAAATGAGTGGAAAGATTTCCGTTGAAACGATTAATAATAAAGTTTATAACGATGGGCTTAAAGTTCAGTTGTATAATTGGATGACCACCAATATTAATTTTGGCGATTAAATATGGCTAAACGCTACTTACCGTTCTATAACAACGCTAGATTTATTGCGCTAGTGTTAGTAGCCTTTTTTGTCATTTTTTCAATATCTTTCAGATATTTGGATTTAAATATCAGTATTAGCTTAACCCAATTTTCGTTTGTTTTGCTTTTGCCCTTAAGTCAAATTTATTTAGCCTATAAGGGCATGCTAGATGCACTCAAACTTGATGGATTAAGTCAGTCTGAGAGAGACAGATTAACTTCAACAGTAGATATACGAAGTAAGTCGTCCTTATATGTAGCTATTCTTTTTATTGTTATTGTTTTTAGTATATTTGTCCTAAATTCAATAAGTTTACTTACTGAAAAGCATTTGTTGGCTTTAATCCTATCAATCGGGCTTTCTTCAATTGTTAGCTTTTTTTTGGCTTGGAGTGATTTAAGAGAAATCTCAATGTTGGAAAAAACTCTTAAAGCACGTAAAGAATCAAGGGAAGCTAAGGCAAAGGTACTAAACAATAAATAAATTTTAACGATTTATTAACATTCAGCCCACCCCGTGTGGGTTTTCTTTTGCCTATTAAAACACAAAAGTAAGATTTCTTAAATTAAAATAAGATTTCTTATTGACAATAAAACTAAGTTTTCTTATATTTATCTCATCAACAAACAAAAACCGCCATAGGGGTCAGAGTCTAGGCGGTTTGCATCTAATGCGGAGATAAGTATGAATATAAAAGCCAACATAGTCAAATCCATGGGATTCGTAGGAGTAGTTAGTGCTCTAACTGCTGCTTATGCCTTCACCCCTGCTAACAAAGAACCTGTAACGGTTGCAGCTCCTTTCAAAGTTGAATCAATCGACCCTGAAAATGAACAAGCAGTACTTCAAACTGCAAATGAAAAGTTCACTTTAGAAGTTGATTTTGATGCTCAGTACTCAATTGATGGCAACGGCTATCAAGCTTGGCGTGAAGTTGAAATTAACGAGATTAAAGACATTCGCGTTTATGACGAAGATGGCGAGGTATTGGCTTACGTTGATCGTTTGGACGTAGTTGAGATTAAAGATCTTATCGAATCAGGGATTAGAGAGCGCATTTAAGCGCTCCATGGTGAATGTTATGAATGCACATCCTGAAATTATTGAAGTTTCAAGACTTCAAGCTCTTATTAAAGATTCTGTAAATGCCCTGCTCCCACTTTCTAGTGAGGAAGACACAGTAATCACTGACGGTGGCAATTGGATTCACTTGCGTTATGTGGGCCGAGGTACTGAACAAATCCAATTAGAGCTAGGTGATCAGTTTTCTATTAAGACAAAAATCGCCTACTTAAGTGAAACGTTAAAACGGTTGACTGAAATTAGAAAAGAGTTGAGAGGTGGGTGATGGAGACTAAATACGATTGGTCGGAAGCACCTGAAGAAGTTCAATTCATTGCACAAGATTCAAATGGGGATATTTTTGGTTTTGATGTTACACCTGTGCCAATGACTTACGGTAAGTGGCTGCCTTCAAATGAATACCTTCACTTCTTTGGCAATAAACCAAGAAAAACAATTTCAGATTGGGAGTTGTCATTAGAACAACGTCCAGTAGAAAAGAATTAGGAGAAGATTATGAATGCGCCAGTAAATACACAAGTTAATGAATTACAAGTATTAGAACAAAACGTAATTGTAGCGGCTTTCGCTAAACGTGGTGGTACAGATGAATTGTATGAACGTATTGCTCAAGAAGTTCGTTCTCATGTGCCAGATGTAAGCACTAAGAAAGGCCGTGATGCGATTGGTTCGCTTGCTTTGAAAATCAGTAAGTCAAAAACTCTTATTGAGAAATGTGGAAAAGAATTAGTAGCTGAACAAAAAGCTCAAATCAAAGTGATTGATGATGATCGAATCTCAATTGTTAAGAAGTTTGATTTATTACGTGATGAGGTTTTAGCGCCTCGTGATGCTTGGGAGCAAGCTGAGAAAGACCGTGTAGCGAAGCATAGCCAGTTTATTTCAAATATCAAAGTTATGTATGGTCTTTGTTTTGATCTTCCATCACTGGAAATCAAAAAAGCTATCGACTCCCTAGAGAGTTTAGTTGTTGACTCATCTCTTGATGAATATGAGCAGGAAGCAAAACTTGCAAAATTTGAAACTATTGAAGCACTTCGTACAGCTCTTGTTGCTCGTGAAAAACATGAAGCCGAGCAGGCTGAATTAGAGCGTCTTCGCCAAGCTGAAATACTTCGCCAGCAACAAGAACGTGAGGCTCAGATTGCCCGTGAAGCTGCCGAAAAAGCGACCCGTGAGGCGGAAGAAAAAGCACGTTTTGAAGCTGAACGTGTACAACGTGAAAAGGCTGAGGCAGAACAACGCGAAGCTCGATTAAAGGCTGAAAAAGAAGCTGCTGAATTGCGTGCTCAACATGCTGCCGAAGCAGAACGTAAACGTATTGAGGCTGAACAAGCTGTGAAGCTAGAGTCCGAACGCCAAGCAGAAGAAGCGCGCCAAGCTAACCAAGCACATCGTAAAAAAATCTGTAATGAAGCACTTAAAGGCTTATTGGCTTTGGGTATTGATGAAGCAAAAGGAAAAGAGATTTTGCAAGCCATCAATAAAGGCTTAGTTCCACATGTATCTATTAATTTTTGAGGATTAAAAGATGAGTAATATTGTTTTGTCACAAGTTAGCAAGATTGCATCAGCTTTTAATATGCAAGATGTTGATCCTGCTGAGTTAGCAAATACTCTTGTTAATACAGTATTTAAGAAAGCAACAAATGATGAATTTCTTTCTCTATTAATTGTTGCAAACCAGTACAAGCTAAATCCTTTTACAAAAGAAATTTATGCATTCCCTGCCAAAGGTGGCGGCATCACACCAGTTGTTGGTATTGATGGATGGGCACGCATTATTAATGACAATCCTGTATGTGATGGTATCCAGTTTGAACAAGATGATGAGTCATGCACATGCAAGATTTTCCGTAAAGACCGCAACCACCCTACTGTTGTGACTGAGTATTTATCCGAGTGTCAGGGTAATTCAGAACCTTGGAAAAAATACCCAAAACGGATGCTACGTCATAAGGCTTTAATTCAATGTGCCCGTGTTGCCTTCGGCTTCTCAGGTATTTATGACGAAGACGAAGCTCGTCGTATTGATGATTGTCATATCCCTACCGTTCAGACTGTTAGTTCAGATGTCCCTCAAGGTTATGAAGCCTATGAGCAGCAGCATTTAGATAACATGCGCGCTTTGGCAATGGAAGGCACAGAAGCCTTGCAAACTGGCTACGCTGAATTGCCTCAGGGCGACTGCAAAAAATACTTCTGGACTAAGCATAGCGCTTCATTAAAAGAAGCAGCACAAAATGCTGATCAACCACAAGGGCAAGTGTATGAACATTCTCCAGCGTAGTGAAGATTGGCATTCGGAACGCTGTGGCAAAGTCACAGCAAGCCGTGTAAAGGATTTAAATGCAAAGCCTAATAAAGGCAAAGCTTTAAATGCATTGGGTTTAACTATTCTAGCTGAGCGCCTCACTGGCGTTCAGAAGGAAATCTTCACAAACCAAGCTATGCAATGGGGTATTGATAACGAGCCTCATGCAATTGCGGCCTATGAAAATGAGACGGGTAACTTTGTAGTTGGTACAGGTTTAATTGACCACCCTTACATTGAAATGTTCGGGGCTTCACCAGATGGACTTGTAGGTGACAAAGGGCAAATAGAAGTTAAGTGTCCAGACACTACAACGCATTTGAATACCCTTCTGACTAAGCAAGTTCCAGATGAGCATATACCTCAAATCACTAGTCAGTTGGCTTGTACTCGTCGTGAATGGTGTGACTTTGTGAGTTATGACCCACGTCTACCAGAAGGATTACAAATCATTATTATTCGCGTCTTTGCTAATGACTTGGCTATCGAAGCATTGGAGCAAGATGTTCGCAAATTCAACCAAGCTATAGATGACGCAATTAAAACATTGAAGGTGGCAGCATGACAGATCAAGAATACAGAGGGAACATGAACTACCCTTTTCAAGATCACATCGTCTTGAATGTTGAAGAAAACGTAGTGCCCTTCCCAAGAACAAATCTGCATAAGTGCCAACATGCTCAAGTTGAAATTGACACTAAAGCTTTGGAACTTACATGCATGAAGTGTGGAGCAAAAGTAAACCCTGTGATGTGGATCAAAGACACTATGAAGTATTGGTCCCGACAGCAAGCAAGGATTACAGAGCAGAAAAAGCAGATTAGTGAAGACCTTGATGAGCTTAAGAAAAGAGCAAGAACCAAGTGTCAGCACTGCAACAAGGTGACTGCTATTAACTTAAAGAATTTCAAATTTACATTAATTGGGTGATGACATGACAGATTTGAATAAGGAAAGAGAGGCTTTTGAGAAGCTTTCGGAAATTGCAGAAATACTGAATGAGGAAAAATCTCATTTTAATGGTGATTTTTACGACTTACCATTCAACTCATGTGCAGAATCATTTATCAATGGAGCTTGGTATGCATGGCAAGAAAGAGCCAAAGCTCAGGCGGTGCCAGAGGGTTATGTTTTGGTGCCGAAGGAGCCAACAGAAGTGATGGAGCGTGCTGGCTTTGATAAAGGCGCTGGCTTCTTAGCAAATAGCATTTACAAGGCAATGGTAGAAGCAAGCGAATCGGGAGCTGAAAAATGAGCATAACTCTTAATGGTCACCAATTAAAAAGCCTTCTCGAATTTGTAAATCCAGATGGTGAAAATGATTTAGATCAACTTGAAACTGAACTAACTATTAAATTTTTTGAAGATGGGCACAGTGGCAAAGGCTATTACTTTTGGATGACCGAATATCCAGAGGAAGGCAGCATGTTGTTGGATGTTGAATCGGGAGCTGAGGGATGAGTGAATTAAAAGTTAAAACATGTGATTTTTGTGATGATGGAAATGGAGAATGCATTTTCCCCTATTACGGTCTTGCTCCTCATATTCACACAAAACCAATTGGCGGCACGGTATTTCTAGATGAGTCATTTCCTGAAAACTTTAGTCCTGATGAGGATGGTTTAGGTATGTATACACATTGTCTGAATTGTGGAGGTGATGGCACATGTGAAGGCACTCAATTAGAAGTTAAAGCGGAAATTAAGGAGGGGTGAATGGAGATTGATCGTCGTGTACGTGCGAAAGAGTTTATGATGCTAATGTCTATTGGCCGCACTAAATTCTACCGCATGATTAAGAATGGTGAAATTCCTCAACCTATCAAGGTAAGTGACAAAGAGGTATTTTGGCACGAATCTAGTGTTAAGAAAGTTGTCGAAAAACACAAAGATAATTCTGATATGATAGCCTGCTAA